CCCACTCGGCGGTTTCCGTGCCGATAACAAGCCCTTTATTAACAGCGAGCCATTTTATGGAATCGTTCATATCGGAAGCGATCTCGAAAGTAAAGCCGTTGTCAGGGGTAGGGTAGGAATCAATGATAAAGTCTTTAGTGTAAAACACGACCGGCGAGTCAATCTCAAATGAGTCATCATAATGGTTTCCCAATACCTGTTGATAAATATGCTCCGGTGTCCCGTATAAAGTAACGCTGGAACCATCTTCCTGAGGGAACGAGTACGTCAAAGACGCTTGAATGAAATCATGAAAATCATTAATAAAATTAATTAACTCGTTATCGTTAAAAACTAAAGCCGCGCCGCCGCTCCCGTTAGTTATTGTTCCTTTCGGGGTTTTCCCTTGAACGTAATTATATAAAACGCCTTTGTTGAAGTATCGCGAAACGTTTGAGAGAGTATACTCGCCTATAAGCGGCAATGAATAACTGAGCGGTCGAGGAAACGTATCGTATACCTTGAATTTCCCAACCCCGTACGACACAAAGCAGGTTCCCAGATTATAGTTAGGCGACACATAATTAATGTCGATATTGTCTTTCCATGATAAAAACGCGTCAAGCGTTTCCGGCGTGACACTCAATTTCGCTTTATTATTATTAAGCAGAAGCGTTTTCCCGTTTATATCAGATACCATAGTGTCTTCCGGGAAATACTTTGACAGCACGTAATACTCATTAACGCTTTTAGTGAATTTCTCAAATTCCTTCAGGTCGTTGATAATTATCTCGTTTTTTGAGGGTTTTAGTTTGCAGCTAATTAAAGACACGGCCTCTCTTTTCTCTGTTATAAATTTTTTATACGTAGAGAAATCACGAGCGCTCGCTGAGCCGCTTACGAATACCCGCTGCCGGTCGCTTCTCAACCCCGCGAAAACCAGCCTGTCGTTGAAAAAGGTCACGGTTCCCGGGTAATTGCCGTCTGTTAGCAGCCATCCGTTCTCAAGGTAATATTTATCAAGCTCATAATGACCCTCAGCGTTTATCTCCACATCGATATTAATTTGAAATCTTAAAATTGTGATAGCGGAGTCTTTATGCCTTACTTCCAGCGGAGCGTAATTCTCGTGGCATAAAATCATAGTGTCAAAGCTCTGCGCGCACTGAACTTCCGTAATCTCGGATAAATTAGCGTAAAGCGATAAATCATCGCGGCTATGAAAAACAGCCGGTTCCTCATTAATGGCGCAGTTCTCGATTTTATAAACCTTGATTGTCCCTGGGGACAGATAAAGCAGAAAACTCAATTCCCTGTTGATAACAAAGGGAATAACCCTGCCGTCGCCTTCCTCAAGTCTCAGGAGCCGTTTAGTCCCTCCTCGTCTCTCAATCCCGCCTGTCGGGATAACGTCAAAGTTTTCCAGTCTGGAAACGCCGCTGTAATACTGCGGGATATCAATCCTGCCGAAAAGGCTCTCGGATAACTCACCCGAGGCGAAGTTGGTTATTAACATATCAATCACCGTCTTTATTGTTTGATGTTTTGTCCCCTAATAGTTCCATTAATAGAGACACAACAGCCGGCGAGCATTTCTCAACAGGCATTGATTTTCGTATATAAATATCAATTTGTTTTGTCTCATTATTCCAACAGTATGTTTTATTACCTACAATGACACAGTTTTTTGTCGGCATTATTATCCCCCGATTCCCAGCTCGTCTGACCACCATTTATTTTCTTTAACTTTGGCGGCTTTTGACGCTCGGCTTGTGTCTACAGCCTCCTGTTTAACAAGAAGCGCTTCCTGTAAAAGCTGTGTGTGAAGCCTAGGCTGATCAGTTAATTTGATCGCCAGCTTAGCGGCCAGCTTCTTCTCGATATACTCAAAAAACTTTGGCTCGTAATCGACAGCGTTGTAGTCAGGGTAATCATGTAATGGCTCTGGGTCTTCCGGCGGGGTTTCTTTAATATCAGAGGGCCCGCCCGAATAAAGCGTTATCTCAGGGATTGTCCCCGGGGGCCCGGCTGTTAGATACTCATTCTCCGGTATTTCCCCTAGCCTCATCACGACAGAGGCGATAGGCGGCAGCGTCCTGCCGTTTGACACATACAGCAGCTCCGCTTTCGGATCGTCAGTCAGAATCAGTTTATCCTCAACAATAAAATACTCGTTATCCTGCAGCTCGATAGGTCTCGCGCAATCATAGGGCGTATCGTAGGCGTAAAGGTAATTATCGTTTCTCATAACAGTCCTGCCAGTCATAACAAGTTTCTCCCGTTTGCGGCCTCTTACCCACTCAACCTCAGATAACGCCTCAAGGAAAGTGGAAAGATAAAAAGACTTACACAGATTATAAGCCGTGTTTTTTAAAGCGATATCCTCTTCCGTTAACGGGCTTTGCCCGACAGCGATTATCGCGCGGTTAACCAAGTCAAGATTCATGTTCATGTGTTTAGTCCCTCTAATAAACGTACTTTATTGTTTATTAACACCATTAATTCATTCGCGATATCTTTTGGGCAATCGTTTATTTTACCTACTTTTTTTGAATAAATTTCCAGCTGACATGTTTCAAAATTCCAACAGTAAGTAATTTTTCCTTTTTTAATACAAACAATATCTTTATCAGTAGGCATTTAATCCCCCGCTCATAAAGTTATCAATTCCGCGATGGCGGCGTCTTTTCCCGCGCCTAAGATTTTTATAATTTTCGGGACTTTAGTTAAAAGCTCATCGTTATATTTAATACAATTAATCGCGCGATCAATTTTATCTAATCGTTCGGTAATTACGATAATTTGATCTACTTTGGAATTACTCCCTTCAAACGTTTGAAAAATATCCATACAATTTTCCTCCTGTAAAATACCTGACTGCCCGAAGGCAGCCAGATTAATTCGCGATAATTTAATTACTTAGCAAGCTCAAGCGCCCCGAAGGGGCGGCCCTCCTGTAATAAAATCGCCGTTAAGCGTTATATAAACAGCGTTTAACGTTACAAAATCTATAGTCTTTGTGACTGAAACAGCCTCATCCGTTACGCATTTAACGTTATATGACACTGTCCCCGTTTCTCTATCAATAAACATTTCCCCGAAAATAGGGACAGATATTGATACCGTATCCGGCGTGACATCACGGTAATCCGTGATGTTTCCGAACAAAGCGGCGTCAAGCGGAAACACCCGCGCCGCGCCGCCTTCCTGAGCTGGCGCGAAACCAATCAAGACGGCGGCCATCAGTAATAGAAAAAATAATCTTTTCATATTACCCTCCCGCGTAAAAAATGAGCGGCTGGCCAAAGGGCTTTCAACCTATATGAGCGCGCCGCGTGGCGCGCGTTCTTATTTCCGGCCGGCCGTTATATCAAGCGGCTAATCGCCGCCGGATATCACAAAAATTACTTACCAAGGTAAGTGTTGATGATCGCCTGAATCTCGCCTTCAAAATCACCGGAGACAGCGGCCTTCAGGTACTTGTATTTTGTTTTCGGGACAGGAAGGCCGTAGCCCTCTTTGATCATGTCAACAGTGACAGAGCCGCTTGTCACGATTGAGGCGTAGGTTCCGCTTTCCTCATCGCTTCCCTTAATCGTAAGCGTTAAAGGACCGCCCTTGATCTCGCCATCCGGCAGCTTCAGGTCTACTGTCATGCGCTCAATTGAGGCTTTACCCATGTTCATGGCGTTCGGGAAATCGCCGGCCGCGATTACAGCCCCAAAATCATTAAACTTGTCGTACATGAAATTAATCATAATTATTTTGTCTCCTCCGCGTCCTCGACTACGCTTTCGTCGTTTTTAATGACATCCATCTGCCTGCAGCGGATACCGCGCACATGGGTGATCGGCTTACCCCAGGGGTCTTCACGGGTGTGAACCACATTGGATTTATCGCTCGCCGCTTTATCGAGTTTGATAAGAATCGAGTCATTGGAGTACATGGCGTAAGTCGTGGCTCCTTGCGGCAATTTGTAACTGGCCTCGATAATCAACTCAACAAGCTTGCCGCCGGTAATATCTTTTGAAATGTTACAGATACGAATCAACGCTGATGGATCGCGAACGCAAAGCCCGTACTGCGCCGTGAAATACTCCACAGCCATCGGCAAAGCTTTTTTGGGATCGTTCGCGTCAGGCAGATGCTGCACGCCGAGATCCTGGCGGTCTACCCCGACGCTCTTTGATCCTTGCGGGTAAAGAAAGTGGAATAAGTCAGGACCGACGGCGATAATGTAAACGCTGGTCAACTCGCTTCCAGTACCGCCGGCGCTGATAACGTATTTGTTATCAACTTTATCACGGCGGAGTTTAAGACCGTTAAACTCAAAAACCTTATTTTTATCCGCGTTGATACACGCTTCCGCTTGCGTAAGGCCCATACCCTTGATGATACCGACAGCTTCCGACTGCCTTACCGCGTTTCTGTTTCCTGAGTGTTGAAGCAGCGCCTCGTCAACTCTGGAGTAAGCGCCGAGCATCGTTGTGTGGTCCTCAATACCCTTTGTTTGGGTCGCGACAGCGCTGACACCTTGATTATAGATACGGTGCTCTCCCATAGGCCCTATCTCTCGCTGCGTGGTTTTGTGAATCGTGCCCGAGTTACACTCGTAAGCCGGGATATCGATCAGCATCTCGTTTTTCAATCTCATAAGCTCTATGATTTTATACGGCTCGGGCGCGTTAGCGCGGCGAGCTAGCTCAAGAGCTGTCAATTGATCCGTCATGTTTAATGTAGGCATTTAATTAACTCCTTAGTCTTTGTAATCGAAGGAGCCTCCCTCTAAAATAGATTTCATGGAAGCTCCAGCGTCAACGCCCCGGGTGAACCCGCTTTCCGCGGTCATTTTCCCGTAAGCGATAAACGCTTTAATAATTTCCATCTCCCCCGCGAGACCCGCGTTAGACAGTAAACTCGCGACATTAGGACCCGCGGCGGTTAACCCCCGAGTAAGGTATTCCATGTTTTCCTTGTAAAGACCGCCGTACTCTTTTTCCAGAGCGGTGACAGTATCAACTTGTTTACGCCGCAGGCGTTCATGGAACGCTTTCTGGTTACGCTCGCCGATTTCCCGCAAGCCTTTAAGCATAGCGTCCGCCTGAGTCTCGGTCAGGTTAGCCGTGAAAGCGACCGCCGCGAACGCGGCGTTTTCGCTGTCTTTATCCTTAGCGAAACTGTAGCCGTCCGCCGCTTTAGGCTTGCCCGCTTTCTCCCAGAATTCCGCGACCGTTTCAGGTAACGCGTCTTTTCCCGGGAAAACAGCCGAGCCCGACTTGCCCTCAAGCTCAAGATAGGCTTTAGCGAATTCCGGGATAGACGCGAATTTAGCGAATTTCGCGGCTATCTCAGGGTTGTCGCGCATGTCCTGCCTCAACTGGTCTGTCCAGGGAGCCAGCTTGTTTTTAACTCCGCTTCCGGTTCCTTTTCCCCCCGCCTCATTATCCCCGTCAGGTTTAGAGACAGGCTTCTTTCCGTCAGCGCCGGCGGCGTCGGTTTGATTGAACGCCTTGTTTAATAACTCAGCGTTGCCGGCGGCCGCCGTCTTTCCGCCCTCCGCCGATCCGTTGGCGGCAATACCACTGGTATCGCCGCCTTTGACTTCATCCCCTTCCGCGAACCATTGAAGGTTTATCAGGTTTTTAGGTTCTGTCATTTTATTTGCCTCCCTCGCGAGCGGCGGTTTGAGCGATAAAGTCCGTTAAGGCTTTAGTGTC